TTGTGTTTATATCTATGTTTTTTGGATGGGTGATGTGGCAACTACGAAACTTATCTGCTGGATATTGATAGGAGTGGCCGTATGCATCATTGTTGGAGTTACCTCGATGGCATACGTAGAAACCCTATACATGCGAGCGCAACTTAAACAAGAGATAAAAGAACTGCGTAAATTAAAACGTGAATTAAAGGAATCAAAATGAATTGGGCAGATGTATTAAAAGCGGTCATACCCATTATTGTGGCTTCCCTTGCATGGCTCTTGGGTCAAGTCAACGACTTCTCCACACGCTTAACACGAATCGAAGGCGCTATGCCTGCATTGATTACCAAAGAGGGCGTCCCAACGGACAGCCCAATCTCTGCGGAAAAACGAGCCATGATGAAGGAGCATTTGATGAACCACATAAACGAATTGCAAGTCAAAGTCAGGTTGCTTGAAGAACGTGAAAAAATGGGAGTTAAAAAATGATGACACTATTCTCAACCCTACTGTCTTTCCTGATGGGCGGGTTACCCAAATTGATGGACTTCTTCCAAGACCGTGCAGATAAGTCGCATGAACTAGCCTTGGCACAGATGCAGACTGAGCGTGAGTTGACCTTGAAGAAGGCTGGCTTAGAAGCGCAAGAAAAGATTGAGCATATCCAGACAGAGCAGATACAGATTAACGCTGAAGTAACCAACGCACAGACTGCCATGCAAGAGCGTCAAGCCCTGTATGCCCACGACATTGCTATTGGTCAAGGAGCCAGCCAGTGGGTAGTAAATGCCCGCGCTATGGTGCGCCCTGCCATAACTTATGGCCTGTTCATCTTGTTTGCCTTTGTAGAAATATTTGGTTTCTGGTTTGCTTTCTACAAGGAAGTGCCATTTGAAGTTGCGTTAGACCTGCTGTGGGATAACGAGACACAAATTATCTGGGCATCTGTGGTGTCGTTCTGGTTTGGCACACAAGCCTTTGGCAAGAAATGAACCTGTCAGACAAAGCTCTGAAGATGATCACGCACCATGAAGGAGTGCGTCAGAAGCCTTATCGTTGCCCAGCCAAGCTGTGGACGGTGGGGGTGGGGCATGTTTTATACCCAGAGCAAGGCAAGATGAAGATAGAAGAGCGTGATGGGTTTGGCCTCAAAGACGCAGACAACCGCACGTTTAGTATGGAAGAAGTCAATGGAATTCTTAAAGCAGATTTGGCTAGGTTTGAGCGAGGTGTGGTTCAGTTCTGTCCTGTTCCCCTCACTCAGGGTCAGTACGATGCTCTTATCTCTTTTAGCTTTAATGTTGGTTTGGGAACACTACAGCGCTCAACCCTCCGTCAGAAGGTTCTTCGCGGGGATATGGAGGGGGCGGCAGAAGAACTCTTGAAGTATTGCAAGGCGGGTGGCAAAATACTTAAAGGGCTAGAGAATCGTAGAAAAGATGAACGCGCCCTGTTCTTAGGATAAAAGATGCCATTAAAAAAATTATTACTCCGACCCGGCGTAAATAAGGAGAACACTAGATATACCAGTGAAAACGGCTGGTATGACTGCGACAAGATTCGCTTTCGCCAAGGCACACCTGAGAAAATTGGTGGGTGGCAACGCATTTCTGGCAATACATTTTTTGGAATTTGCCGTTCTTTATGGACATGGGTAACTCTGGGCGCTCAAAAGCTAATTGGAGTAGGCACTAACTTAAAGTTTTATATTAGTGCTGGCGGTGCTTATTACGATATAACTCCAACTCAACCAGTCCATACGTTAACCAATCCATTTTCCACACAAAGTGGCTCTACTACAGTTACTGTAACGGACGCTACTGGTGGATACATTAACGGCGATTTTGTAACATTTACGGGCGCTACTGCTGTTGGCGGTATTACCATTTCCGGTGAGTACCAATTAACTTACGCAAGCGCTACCACTTACACAATCACAGCCGCATCTCAAGCCTCTTCTACCGCAACAGGCGGTGGCACTGTCTATGCTGTATATCAAGTAAATGTTGGCCCAGCATACGCTGTCCCCTTGGTTGGATGGGGCGCTGGCCCTTGGGGTAGTGGAACATGGGGTGTAGGCACCACATCAAATGATGCCATGCGTCTATGGAGTCAAAGCAATTTTGGTGAAGATTTAATCTATGGCCCAAAAGGCGGCCCGCTGTATTACTGGGATGCCAATATTGGGTATCAGCCGTCTATCGTGACTATGACAATTGCAGGCCCTTGCGTTGTAAGCTCAACCATAATTTTGCCAGACCTAAGTGCAATTGTGTTTCAAACAACTGGCGCGTTACCTACTGGATTATTGGTTGGAACAACTTACTACACAAGATATGTGTCACTTACGACTTTCAATCTATCAACAACTCCAGCAGGAGCTTTGATAACAACGACAGGAAGTCAGTCTGGGGTTCAATCAATATCCCCAAATGGCATAGATATTACGGCCTTTGCTTCCGCTTCTAACTGCCCAATCATTCAAAACTTTATTCTTGTCTCAGACACAAGTAGATATGTTTTTGCTTTTGGCTGTAATGCTCTTGGCTCAACAACCCAAGATCCAATGCAGATTCGCTGGTCAAACCAAGAGTCTGCGCTTGAATGGACTCCATCAGCCACCAATACGGCGGGTGATATACGTTTATCTCACGGGTCTGAAATTATCACGGCCATGCAAGCCCGCCAAGAGATATTGGTATGGACTGATTCATCACTTTATTCTTTTCAATATGTAGGCGCTCCTATTGTGTGGGGTTCTCAACTGGTGGGAGACAACATATCCATAGCTGGTCAGAACGCTGTTTCATACGCTAACGGCGTAGCCTACTGGATGGGTGTGGATAAGTTTTATAAATACGATGGACGTACACAAACCCTTTCTTGTGACTTGCGCCAGTTTGTATTTGAAAACATTAACAAATCTCAGTTTGATCAAGTTATATCTGGAACAAACGAAGGCTTTAATGAGATCTGGTGGTTTTATTGCTCAAATGATTCAGTTGATAACAGCGTTGACAGCTATGTTGTTTACAACTACCTTGAGACTGATGGAAAAGGCGGTACTGGTGTCTGGTACTACGGGTCTATGGCTAGAACCGCATGGCTTGACTCTGGTCTAAGAGATTATCCACTAGCCGCCACTTACAACTACAACCTTGTTGACCATGAAATTGGTGTAGATGATAAGGCTACGGCGACCACAACTCCTATTGAGGCTTACATCACTTCTGCTGAATTTGACATTGATGACGGCGATAGATTTGGGTTTATATGGCGTGTAGTACCAGATATTACGTTCCGTGGATCTACAGCAACAAGCCCGCAAGTAACGATGTACTTAAAGCCTATGCAAAACTCAGGCTCTGGATATAACAGCCCAGCGTCCATAGGTGGCGATGCTTCTGCCACGATCACACGTACGGCAATTCTTCCAATTGAAGAGTTTACGGGTCAGATTTATACAAGGGTAAGAGGCCGTCAAATTGCTATGGAAGTAAGGTCTACTGCCGCAGGAGTTACTTGGCAACTAGGATCTCCTCGTCTAGATATTAGACAGGATGGCAGACGATGACATTCATTGTTACCTCTGAGTCTAATCTCAATAGGATTGCCGCTCCAGCGCTTCCATCGCCTACACAAGGTTATTCTGACGCATATCAAAACCAGTTTAATAATGTTTTGCGTTTGTACTTTAATCGTATACAGGGCATATTAGACCAACTAAATACAGACAGCGGGATAATTCCTGCTCTTACCGTTTACACGGTGGTAACGTTACCAAGCGCCGCTACATCTGGAATTGGGGCTAGAGCGTTTGTGTCTGATGCCCTAGCTCCTGTATTTGGATCAACTGTTGCCACGGGTGGCTCGGTTAAAACCCCCGTTTATTCAGACGGTACAAATTGGAAAGTCGGATGAACGTCACACTAGTCGATAGCAAGAAAAAGAAACTCCAGCCCGGAGATATTCTTGTTGTTGCCGCACATCAAAACAAAGTGCCGGCCAATGAGATGAAAGCTCAGTCTAAGAAGAGTGAGGGAATATCTCCTGCAAGATTGTTATACACAGCTTATGTACAGGAAATACAGAACCCATCATTAATTAGAATTCAAGAGAACAATACATTGTTTGTTATCCATCCAGTTAAGGATAGGGTTGGCGTTCTAAGAATGTTTAATGGGGATACGTTAAACAATCTTCCTAGCAACATAGCAACATTCTTTGAGTCTGCCTACAAAATAGGGGCAGATATTTTGATGTATCCAGTAGATGCAAATACTTCTTCCGCTTTCAAACAAGCTTTTGACAAGTATCAAAACGAAGGCAAAGAGTTTTCTTCAAGGAGCGACATGATTATTGTTGTTCTTGGAAAGCAAAGGTCTTGATATGGGGTGGAATTGGGTAGCAAACATAGTTAAAAATCCGGGTAAAACGTTAGATGATGCTGGTAGCACACTTAGTAACGTTGTTCAAAAAACACTAAACGGCGTAAGCGGCGCTGTTACCACTGTTCTTCAGACAATTAACAAAACAGTAGATAACATTATTCGGGATCCTCTCCCAACGATTGCCATATATGCAGGTATGTCTGTGGGTATACCGCCGTTTGTTACTTCCGCCGCTATTACCGCATCAAGGGGCGGTAATGTAGAAGACATGATGAAGTCTGCCGCTATTTCATGGGCGGTAACCAAAGGGCTGGAATATGCGGAAATTGGAAGCACCGATACCATAGATCCAGAAACTGGTGAAGTAGTACAAAAGCCAATGACAACAAAGGATATTACGCGAAGCATTGGTGAAAAGATTGGTTCAGCCACTACTCCAGCAATAGGAACTGCCGTAGCTAGTGGATTAAACACATCTATTGTTGCTGGCATTCGGGCTAGTTTGACGGGTAAGGACGTTAACCAAGCAATAGCAGATGGCTTTGCATCTGGTTCTGTATCGTCTGGTGTCACCTCATTGAGTAGTGAACTAGGTTTACAAAAGGATTGGGGCTTATCTGACAAGCAGATGAAGACCATAAATGCAACCGTTTCTACTGGTATAAGCGCCGCAATTTCTGGTAAAGATCCTTCTACAGTAATAGGTAACTACATAGCAAATACGCTAATAGACACGGGCGCAACAAAGGTTGCGAAAGAAGCCAAGGATGCCTATAAGAGTGTGCAAGATCTAACTTCTTCTGCCAAAGTAAAGGCAGACGAATATGACGCGCATTACCAAGATTGGACAAAACAAAAAGAAGAAGTTCAAAAACAAGTGGATGAATTTAATGTTACTCGTACAGCATATCTTGATAACTACAGCAAGGAAATGCAACCAGTCGTTGACAAGATTACTCCCTATACAGATGCATTTAATACTGCCAAGACTGAATATGACAAGCAAATGGCTATCTATAACAATACAGGGCAAAGTATTGATGCAAGGAATGCGGCTGGGGCAGAAGCTGAAAAGCAAGCAAAGATAGCAAATGATGCCGCTGTTGAGGCCAACAAAATACAAACAGAAAACAAGTCAGTTATTGATAAGTACAACACACAAAATAACTCTCTTGCCGCTACTGCTGGGACGCTAAAGGGTAAGGTTGATATCTTGAATGATTACAACCTTGGTGCGCCAACGGATGCAAACAAAGAAGGTTCTACCGCTTGGAAACTTTACCAGTCTTCTGAGGCGCTACAGAAAACTATTGACGCACAAAGAGCCGCAGTTGATGCCGCCACTGCCGCAGATCTTAGATACGCAACGCAAGTATCTGAAACCACTACGCAAAACATAACTCTTGACGCTATCAAGAACGGAACTATTGCGCCTATTTCCAAGCCAGACGGGGAAGCTGGTGTTCTGTACTTTGATAACGGAATGGAACTCAGGCAGGACGGGACTATTTACCAAGGCGGTAAACAGGTCTATTCCTCTGCAATGGCTCCTGATGTAACGGATATTTTCAAGGGTGCTACGCCTATTGAGGGGGCTAACGGACGGCTGACTTACACAGGTACTGCTGGTAGGGATGTAGCCGAGTCTGACATTACAAGAATCAAAGACATTGTGGCTGGTAAGCGCCCAGTAGATCTTGCCTATGACATTAACCAAGACAACAAGGTAGACAAAACAGACCTTGGGTTAATTACAGCTATGTCGCAGGGTGCTAGTTTTGACCCTACGGAAGAAGTTCAGCCTTGGCAATTCCTTGGAACATCTGGTCAGGGAATGGGGGATTGGCAGTTAACCAAAGAAGGTTACTGGGTTAGTCCAGATGGGAAAATGCTAGACATAGAGGGTAAGCCAATTGGATATAACGCTACTCTGACAGAGCAGGAAGCCCAGCCTTGGGAGAATTTAAGCCAGTCTGGTGACGTTCAAAACATGACTGGATGGAGTTACAGCAAGGGTGTATGGTCTGATCCATCTGGCAATAAGTTTGATCAATATGGTAATTTTGTTGGGCAAAAACCAGCAACTCCAAAGCCATACACGGGTAAAGTCGGTACTGTTTGGGGGCCGACAGGTTCAATGATTAATAGGCCGGCGGCAACCAATACAACACAAACACCGCAACAACAAATTGACAATACCAAAGCACAGCTCCAAATGGGGATAGCTAATCTAGTTCCACAGATACAAGCTTTGGCATCAGAAGGCAACCAGCAAATACAACAACCCCAAGTTGTAGGTTCTGGTATATCTCCAGAGTTTACAAATCCTATTGAGTTAGGTGCGCCTTTGGAGACTGATTACTTTAGTAAATTGGTTAAAGAACAGCAAGACAAAAAGTCAACACAAACACAAGACGGCACGGTTAAAATCGCTTCGGGAGGGTCAATTCGTGGCCTACCGGGGCTTCTACGCAGAAGAGGTTAAATATGAGCTATGAAATAACTGGTGTGGGCGAAGATGGTGAATACACCTATCAATGGTTTGATGATCCAAATACCAATGTAGATGTTGTAACCGATCCCTATGCGGGTTTGGATTGGACAACTCCAATACCAGAAGTAAGCACTACGCAATATATTGCAGACCAAGCGGTTAAGACCGAGACTATTGCTGGTGACATTATTTACACGATGGCAGATGGCACAAAGTATGGAGTAAACCCAGAGACTAATGATTATTACTCTCTGACGGGTTCGCAATACGATGCCATGACCAATGCTGACAAGTCTGGTATTACAAAGGATACGTTTGCTTCTTTGCGTGGACAGCCCGTAGCCCCTACTGGTTCTTCTATAACTGACAAGATTTATAGCCAACTCAAAGGTGCTTTTACAGACGCTAAAGGCAATACCAACTGGGCGGCTTTAGCTACTGCCGCCGCTGGAATTAAGGCCGTAACTGGTGCGGATAAGGTGCAAACCCCCGGCTATAAGGGTACTATCCCCATGGACTTACAAGCTGTCCGTGGGCGGGTTAACTATGAAGATCCAAACCGCAGACCCGGAAGCATGGGTAGACAGTACTTTACAGATACCGCCTTTGCCAATCCTGCAAACGTTGCCGCCGCCAGAACTGCTGTTGGCGAACAAGCAAGTGGCATATTATCAGGGTATACACCTACTCCGGCACCTGCCGTTACTGCTCCAGCTCAAGCAATGGAAACGTTACCACCATCTGGGGTGTCCTCTTTGATGCCTGTGCCACAGGCGCAGGGCATGGCTAGGGGTGGAACGGCTCGTTACTTACAAGGTGCAACAGACGGAATGGCTGACAAGATCCCTTCCTCCATAGATGGAAAACAAAAAGCCGCTTTGAGTCATGGCGAGTTTGTAATCCCTGCTGATGTGGTTTCTCACCTTGGCAATGGTAATTCTGATGCTGGCGCAAACAAACTCTACGACATGATGGCTCGTATCCGCAAGGCTCGGACTGGTACAACCCAGCAAGGTAAGCGCATTAACCCAGACAAGTTCATGCCCGGCGGTCAAGTTGGTTATGCCTCTGGTGGTATTGCTAAATTTGTTGAGGGCGGCACAACGGGATCTGTAGGTACAACAGGAACAAGCGCAGGATCTACGGCCATCCCTAGCCTTGGCACTTCTTCGGAAGGCTCTCTGTCCTCATGGGCGGGGCCATATGTTTCTGACTATTTGTCCAAAGGCGCGGCACTATCTAACGCCCCTTATCAGTCTTATACGGGGCCACTGACTGCGGGTGCATCTGAACTTCAAACCAAACAGTTTAGCGGCCTGTCTAACTTGGCTGACAACAGTACGTTCAATGCTACCCAAGCACAGAATTATATGAACCCATATATTTCTGCGGCGCTCAATCCTCAGTTAGAAGAACTACGCCGTCAATCACAGATCACCCAACTTGGTAACGCTAACAAAGCTACCCAAGCAGGGGCATTTGGCGGATCTCGTCAGGCTTTGATGGATACAGAAACTCAACGCGCCTTGTTGTCTGAACAGAACAAAGCAATTGGATCTGGTTATGCCACGGCTTTTGATAAGGCCACAGGTCAGTTCAATGCCGACAAAAACCGCGAACTACAAGTTCAACAAGCCCTTGGAACTGCCGGTGCTACTCAGCGTGACATTGAGCAACAAGGCATTACCGCAGACAAAACCCAGTTTGAAGAGCAAAGGGACTTTCCCTATAAGATGGTTCAATACCAAAAAGATTTGCTCCAAGGTCTACCAGTTACAACTACTGCCAGTACAACCAACCAGACGCAACTTAGTCAGCTTGCTGGTCAGGTGCAAGGCTTGATGGCGCTATATCAATCATTGGCTAATTTGGGTCAAACCAAACCAGCATAACGGGGTAAAACATGAATATCGTACAGATCGCTAACGACATTAAGGGTTATCCATTAGAGCTGTTAAAGCAGTACGCTAATGGCGCTAACCCAGAAGTTCCCCCTTATATTGCTCTTGGGGAGATTGAGCGTCAAAATAAGATGCAAGAGCGATCAGCGATGCAACAGAAATCGGCACAAGGCCCACAGCCATCTGTTAAAGATCAGATTGAGCAGAAGGCTGGACTGATGGCTCTTCAAGCACAACAACAGCAACAAGCACAACAACAGATGATGCAACAGGCTAGGTCACAACCTATGCCAGTTCCTGCCGGAGTTCCACAGCCAGAACAGCAACCACAAGAAACGTTTGCTGACGGCGGTATGGCTCAGTTACCTATTGGCTCTGAGTTCTTCCAGTACGGAAGCGGTGGAATTATTGCCTTTGCTGGCACGGAAGGAAGCGATGTTCCTGCCGCAGAGGAAACACCAGAAGAAAGAAAACGCAGAGTTATGGCTGAGATCTTGGCGGCGGCTAAAGGTCAACAAAGCACCCCCGGAAATGTTGCACAGCCTACACCTCCAAACCAACTAGATCCTGCTTTCATGGCGGCGGCTAGAGAATCTGTAAACGTACAGTCTCCAGAAACAATCATGGAAAATCAAAGGAAGATGCGTGAGATTGCTGGCATCAAAGGTCTTGCTGGGGTAAAAGCTGAACAAGGCGTTGACAGACAGCGTGAAATGTACAAACAAGCCACCGCCGACAGAGGAATTGAAGGCTTGATGGCTGTCCTTGGCGGTATACGTCAAGGCAGTTTGGGTGGTGCTGGCCCCGCTTATTTGGGTCAAAAGAGCGCAGAGAGAACGGCTGACTTGGCGCAGTTAGAAAAAGAAAACAAACTAACTTCAGACATAGAAGAGAAGCGCAGAGCGGAGGCTTCTGGATTAGCCTCTACAGGAATTGCATCTTTAGAGAAGCAAAGAACAGAGGCAGGAACTACCGGCAGAACCTTTGCTGTAGAAGCAATGAGGGCTGGCAATGAGCTTGAGAGAGAGAAGGCTCGGTTTGCCAATGAACTTGAGCTTGCAAAAGGTAGACTTGCCAATGATAAAGAATTGGCTGAGATCCGTGCCAAACATGATGTTCGACTTGAAGGCATCAGGGCTGGTTCTGCTATGGCTCTGGAGAGGTTCCGTCAAGACGCGCCTACTAACAATAAGAAAGACTTTGACGATTACTACAGAATGTTTAAGGCAGATCCTAAGAACAAAGATAAAACTGAAGTTGAGGCATTTCAACAATACAATGTTGATAAGTATGCTGGTAGGGGTCAAAGTGCATCTGAGGCAAATGATATTAAGAGGTTAAAAATTGCGGCTGATCATCCAACATACTTGCCAGATAAGAACACTGCCAAGAATGATCCTGATCCAGAGAAAAGGAGAAAGGCTCAAGCTAGGGTTGATATTCTGGAACAAACTTTTGGAATTACCAGATCCGATGAAATTCCAAGTGAACCTCCTCCCGGCTCAGTCAGAGTTAAGCCGTAAATATGGCAAAGTATGACGTAGACGTACAGGGTGTCACCTACGAAGTAGATGCCCCCGATCCCAATACGGCTTGGAAGTGGGCTGTATATACGCACACAAAAAAGAGCGAACCCAAGCGCACAGATCGCACATGGGGTGAGGCGGCTACGGACGTTCCTGCTAGTTTGGTTTCTGGTCTTGGATCTTTAGTTCAACTGCCCGGCCAACTATATGGTTTGGCTACTGGTAACTTTGAAAAGACTGGCTCTTTAGGTCTGGGTGAAAAGATCCAGAAGTATGGCGAAGAGATGAAGTCTGATCCTCTCAAGGCTATGGAAGAGGCTAGGGCTAAGAAGATACAAGAAGCAGAGAAGACTGGTCAACTGTCAGCCTTCGGCACCGCTTTTGCTGAGACAGTTAAGAGTCCAACACTGCTTGCTAGTTTCTTGTTGGAACAAGTTCCACAGCTTATCCCTGCTTTGATTTCTGGTGGTGGTACTGCCGCATTGACTGCCGCAGGTCTTAGCGCAAAAGAAGCCGCCGCCCTAGTTTCTAGTGGTATGGCTAAAGAAGCCGCAGAGATAGCCGCCAAGAAAGCTGTTGCCGCAAAAGCTGGTGCGGCAGGTGTAGCGGCGGCAAAAGGTACTGGTGCTATACAGCAGGGTGCTGATATCGGTGCTGGTGCTTATGAGAATACCTATAAAGAAATGATAGATAGGGGTGTACCAGAAGCAGAAGCCGCACAGAAAGCATTGAATCTAGCCCGTGCATCAGGTGCATCTGGTGCAATCATTTCCTTGTTGGCTCAGAAGCTACCCGGCGCAAGCACACTGGAAGAAACATTTGCTGGCGTTCCCGGAAAATCAGGGCAATTAATGGGTGGAGCTAGAGGCGCATTAGGCGAGGCCGCTAGTGAAGTTGTTGAAGAAACTGGTGGCAAGTTCAGTCAGAACCTTGCTATGCGTGAAGTTAACCCAGAGCAAAGCCTTACCGAAGGTTTAGGTCAGGCGGCTGGTATGGCCGCTGTTGGCGGTGTTGGCATGGGCGGAGTCTCTGGTTTGGCTCAAAGGCCATCAAGCATTGACCAAAAGTTACCAGAGAACAAGCCTCCCGTTGACAAAGTTCCTGACATTAATCCACCAGTAAGACCGCCTCAAGCACCTACGGCAAAGGTCACTCTTACACAAGAAGACCTAGATGCCTTGCAAAACTACACTCAGGGTTTACCCGATAGTGCAGGAGATGTGTTCCAGCGTTTGCAAAACCGTGATCGTGCTACCCCTGCATCTATTCAGCAGATGCAAAACATTTCTGCCAATCCTGACTACGACAGGCTCAAGACCTCTGCCGATCTAGGCTCTGGTGCGCCCGTGGTTATCAGTGATATTGATATCCCAGCCAATCAAATGGGCAGAGTAGATATTGTTACTGGATCTGACGGACGCAAAATACCCGTTCAATATGCTGTCATTGACGCTGACCAGTTGCTTACATCACACACTGCTGATGGCAGGACTAATGAGGACTATGGAAACGTTTCCACTTCTGGCATCCGTGCGGTAGCTGGTAATGGTCGTATTGCAGGATTGCAAGCGGCATATGGTCTTGATACGGCGGGTGACTACAGAGCCGCCATGTCTTATGACAATCAGCATGGTATTGACCAAGGCGCTATATTGGATATGGGCAAGCCTGTTCTAGTCAGGATCATGCCCAAGTCGTTTATCACGCCCGATATTGGGGACGTTTCTAACGTAGCGGGTCAGTTAAGACTTAACCCAGTTGAGTCAGCAAAGAATGATGGAAACCGTTTTGATTTAGGTGGCCTTTCTTTCAATGAAGATGGAAGCATTAACACCCAGTCTTTGATCCAGTTTGTCCGTGGTATGCCCAAAGAAGAGCAGGGCGAGTTGATGGACAAGAATGGAATGCCTAACACCACGGCAATAGATCGACTGAACAACGCCATCTTCTATAAGGCTTATGGCAGTGAGTCATTGATTGATCTGTATGCACAGGCGGCAGATCCAGAAGCCAAGTTAATTCTCCAAGGAATGGCTAAAGCGGCATCCCGTGTTGCCAAGTTAGAGGGTGCTGGTGAATACGACATTCGCAAGAACATTATTGAGGCGGCTGAGTTAGCAGTTAATGCAAAGCGCAACGGCCTCAAGCTACAAGACATTGTTAAACAGGGCAACCTTGGGATGGATCCCAACACAATGGCCGTGCTTAGTATGTTTGCCGACAATGCCCGCTCTGGTAAACGCATGGGTGAGTTGATTGGTAACTTGGCAGATGCCGCCTATGATCAGTCTCAGGCTGGTGAGGATATGTTTGGACAGAAACCCAAACTGCCAGTAGAAGATATCTTTAAAACTCTCAAGGGCGAAGAGGGCGGCCCCGACCTATTTACTCAAGAGGAGCCTCCCAAAGAAGAGAAGCCTCAAGAGGAATCAAGAATCTTTGAGAGCAAGAAGTCTAGTCAGCAGATTGAAAAAGAAGTTGACGGGATGGATATTGGCCAAGTCTGTGACTGGTTGGTAGATAACGCGCCTAACTCTGTAGCCAAATACATTGCTCAGAAAATTGGTGATCGCCTTAAAGATATGGTTAGCGTTGGCTATCCAATTACCTTCCAAGTCTTAAAAGGCAAAGATGGAATGCAAGGCGCTTATGGCGTTTCTGTATTCAAGATGACTGGCAATAAGCTAAGTACCGATGTAAAGATCAACGGCAACGATGTTATTAGCAAGAGAAGTGGTAAATCACTCGTTGGAACAACCTATTCCATCTTGTTGCATGAACTGCTACACGCCGCAACCCAGCCGCAAACCTATGCGCTAGGGAAGTATGCATCCAAATACATGGATAACCAAGATCTTTCTCTTATCTTCCAAGAGCTTACGCCTTTGTTAAATAAAATCAGAAGAGCGGCAAGGATTGAGTTGAACTCTCCTAATCCAAGTCCTTTCTTGTTGAAATACAAAGCATCTTTCCTTGCCACAAAAGCATCCGATCAAGTTCATTTGCAAAACGTTTCTGAGCTAATTTCCTATGGTTTAACTGAAAACGACTTCCAAGATTGGTTGGCAACAGTTAATGTTGGCAAGGGCGAGACAGCCATGACAAAGCTAGTGGAATTTTTCCGCAAGCTATTAAACATTGAACCCAAGTACAAGTCTGCTCTAGAAGAGCTTGCCCGTATTACGGATACAGAACTCAACACCCCAATAGGTGAGTTGCAACAAAAGATTAAGAGCGCTGGATTTGAGTTTGGAACAAAAGTTCCAGCGACCAAGACAGCGCCGCCCACTACGCCCGCCACCCCGCAGAAAGCAAACAAGCCACCTGTGCTGACAGCGCCAGCTAACTTTAAGATTCCTGCCGGAAGAAACGAGCAAGTTGTTTTGGCCGCAAGAGAACTCAAAGCTGGAAACATTACCAAGAAACAATATGATGAGTATGTAGATTACTACGCACCTATTGCAGAGGTTCTTGGGGATAAGTTAGAAAGCCCAATTGACGAAAAGTTAATGGAAGAAATTCTGGTTAACAGAATACCTCAGAAGAAAGATCCTAAGTTTGTTAACGCCCCAATTGCAGAGGGCAAGAGAGTTGGCTTGAGAATGGATATACCCGCTTTGGAGTGGGGTAAAAAGAATGGCATTAATGGTAGCGTTGTATCTATCCACGAAGGAAAGCCAGCCACTAACGCGACCCAAGGAAAGAACATTAGCTATAAACCGGCTGGTGCTTTAAAGAATGTTGAGTTTGCTATTCGTTCAGAAGAAAAGGCTTTCAATGTTGCTCAAGCTGTGGCTGGTAAAGCAGGGCAAAAAGCTCCCCAACAAACCATTGAGGGTAACTGGGTCAACATGACTCCAAAGGATATCTTCAAGTCTGTTAAAGAAAAGCTCAACGATCCAGAGTGGTCACAGGTCAGCTTAGATCCTTTGCGCCATTCATATTTCTACGACAGAAAGACTAAGCAACCTGTTGTCTCTGCCGATGAAGTATTGCAAGTTGGTCGTTTTGTCTTAGCTAAGAATGTTAAGTATGCCAAGCGTGAAGAGTTCCTTTACTCTAAAGAAAGAAACGAACCATACGTTACGCAAGACGAAATCAACCGTATGCAAATTAAAGCATATGATGAATTAAGCAAAACAGAAGAATTTAAAAAATCACAACAGCGGATTAAAGACGCGCAGGAAGAATCTAATAAGCGTTTTAATGCTGTAGTGGATGAATCTGTGCGCTTACTAAAAGAAAATCCACAGTTTGAAAAAGCATTAGGGGGTTTGTCGGAGCCGGTAATTTATAACATAGCTATGGCCTATAGGGAGCAAGCCGAGAAGAATGTTCCTGCTGTCAAGCTCTCTGAGCATGATGCAATAGTTGCTCAAAATAAACTGATTGAAGATTTCTACAAACGCAAAAACATTCCAGAACCGCGCCAGTTCAGTAGACAAGCTAATCAGGATAGAGACTACTACTCTGATCCTCGGTTTAAGAAGTGGTTTGGAGAAAGCAAAGCCGTAAACAGAAATGGAAAACCTTTTGTTGGATTCCATACAACAGATAAAAACTTTGGCATATTTAATGTTGGACAGAACATTAAAGAGAGAACAAACAATCCAAACTACACGGGCAAGTTAGGCTCTTGGTTTACTGCGCCATCTTTATATGGTCGAGAATATGAAGAGGGAAATGCAGAGGGTGCTGTTTCTTTCTCCGAGGGCAAAGAGGGTGACAACACAATGCTTGTTCACTTGTCTATTCAAAACCCAATGGAGTACGAAGGGTTTGAAGATTTGCAAGATGACAGGGATTCATATCCATCAGTTGGAAAATTTAAACAAGCCCTTATTGATAATGGCTATGACGGGGTGGTTGTCAGAAACAGCATGACGGATGGAAACGTTGACAGGGATGACTGGGTTGCTTTCTATCCAACGCAAATCAAATCTGCCATAAGTAACACTGGTGAATTCAGCGTAGATAGAGAAGAGATTGATAGAAGTTTGGTTGATGACATAAAGACCAAGGTTTCTACTGCTTTGCAAAAGCGCCCTCCTTTAAAGCCTGAGTCTTTTGAGGGTGTGCCTGATGACTTTATGAATGCGGCTAATCCCGTGTATGCGCCACAGAAGAAGACCATCATTGACCGCATCAATGGTCTGCGTGATAACTTCTGGAAAAAGTTAGCGCAAGGTATGGCTGACCAGTTTAGAACCATCAGGGAATACAGCCCAGAGGCCTACATGAAAGCCCGCCTATCCAAGTCTGTGGATGGTGCGCTAGAAGGTTTGATGATGCACGGCGAAGTCTTTAATGACGGAGGCGCGTTAAACATTAAACCCAATACCAAGGGCTTGATTGAAATTATGAAACCTTTGGGCAATGAAGTAGACCGCTTTAATATGTGGAAAGCTTTAACCAGAGAATCACAGTTACCTGTTGACAAGCGATCTAGGTTTATCAATAAAGATGGCAAAGATGTAATGCCAAAGCTAGTTGCCGAGCGTGACAAGCTCATTGAGGGTGATTTGGATGGCAAGCCCCGCAAACAACTTTATGAGCAAGTCCGTAAGGATATGCAAAAAATAAATGAGTCCGTCCTCAAGGTTGCGCTTGAAATGGGCTTGATAGATTCAACGGCCAACATGATTGAGCGGATACGAGATCAGATTAGCTTTATTGAAAGCAAAGAAAACTTATCTGATAACGCAAAAGAAAAGCAGATCCAAGAGCTAGAAGACAAGATAGCCGACCTAAAGAAAAACCCAATAGGGTATGAGCGTTTTGTCAACGACATTAACTACATTCCTTTCTATCGTGAGATGGAGGACGGCGATATTGATGCGGTGATGACGGCATCTAGCCTGACAAACCAGCACTTCTCTAAAGCTTTAAAGGGTGGAGAGAGTCCTTTCTCCGACTTGATGGAAAACACTCTGCGTAACTGGAGTCACATCCTGTCTGCATCCATGAAAGCGCAAGCGGCAAAGGCTACGATAGATGCGGCCATTCCTTTGGGCGGTGCAGAACCAAACCTCAAGCAACAGTTTGTAATGGTTGATGGTCTGGTTAATGTGATCACCCGTAAGAAAGATGAAGATGGAAACATCTATGAATCCTCAGAGGTTTACAAGGACGGCAAGATAGAACCTTGGATGACTACGCCCGCCTCTGGTAAGTCTGGGAAGATGAACATCAAGATCATGGTAGATGGTAGCCCCGCCTACTACAACGTCTTAGATCCCATGCTTTTAGATTCCATTTCTTCTATTGGATATCTGGGGCCAAAGTCTAAGTTCTTGGATGTTGCCAGAGACTTTAAGAATATGCTCCAATTTGGTGTCACTATATCTCCTGCCTTTAAGGTTAGAAACTTGATCCGTGACTCTATACAAGCTATGGCGGTTAGTGATCTGAAGAAGAATCCATTTACCAACATTGCTAACGGATGGAAAGAAAGCGCTAGTAATCGTCCCGCTTATATATCCGCACTAGCTGGCGGTGGCGTATTTACATTTGGCACTCACGTTGAGGGTGATCAAGCTAAACTGGTTAAGCGCTTGGTGTCCAAGGGAGTTAAGTCAGAGAACATCTTGGATACCCCAGAAAAAATCAAAAAGGGTTTACAGATGGCTTGGGACAAATACCAAGAATGGGGCAATAAGTCTGAATCCGCTAACCGCATGGCTTTGTATATCCAGATGAAGGATAAAGGAATGTCTCATCTTGAGGCATCCTATTACGCCCGTGACCTGCTTGACTTCTCTATGTCAGGGGCATGGCCGGCATTCCGTCAGGTCTGTCAGGTTGTGCCGTTCTTGAATGCCCGTGTGCAAGGTTTGTATAAGCTTGGCAGGGACGGCATCATGCCTACTAGCCGTGTGTTCTACAACACCATCACCGGTAAACCAATTGAGCAAACAGACAAGCAGAAAGCAGAATCCTTCAGCATTGTTACCAGTGCCGTGTGCCTTGCATCTCTAGCCCTGTACTTTGCATTTAAAGATGATGAAGAGTACAAGAAGCGTGACGAGTGGGATCGTGATAACTTCTGGTGGTTTAAGTTGCCCGGAATGGAATACGCTTTGCGTGTGCCTAAACCATTTGAGATTGGTGCGTTTGGAACTATTGCCGAGCGCATAGCCGAACAGATCTTTGATGAAGGCGCAGAGGGTAAACAGTTCCAGCAGTCTATGGGTCGTATGGTTACCGATACCTTTGCGGTCAACCTACCTCAGTTTGTCAAGCCTTTGGTGGATCTATATGCCAACAAGGATTCGTTCACTGGTGCGCCGATTGAATCTGCTGGCATGGAAAGATTGTCTAAGCAAGAGCGGGCGGCGGATACTACTAGCCCACTAGCCAAATTGCTCGGAGGAATCTCTTCCATTACTGGTGAGGGTCTATCCCCTGTGCAGATGGACTACGCTATCAAAGCTTACTTTGGATGGCTGGGTAGTGCGATTGCTGAAACTTCACACTATGCAGTCATGCCATTTAAAGATGGCTCTTACCCTGATACGAAGATGATAGACAAGCTCAGTGTGGGTCTGGTGAAGTCACTGCCATCCAATCAATCTAAGTACGCTACAGCCTTCTACGACAGCAATAAAGAGATCAGCCAAGCATTCGCAGATATGCGTCACTACGCCGAGATCGGGGATGCCGATAAAGTCAGACAGATCTTGGAGGAGAAGGGCGATAAGATCGCCTTGGCTAAGTTCTACGATAAGACTGCTAAGAATATGGCCAAGATCCGTCAACATATTTCTGTGGTTACTAACGATACAAACATGGATGGTGCATCCAAGCGGGAAGAGATTGACAGGATGAAAGAGTTGATCTCTATGTTGGCTCAACAAGCAGAGGATTCCCGCAAGTCAATGAAGCAGTAATGGTAACGTTACCACTACAGGCCGCAACCAAAGAGGGAGGCGCACTGCGCGTCTTCCTCTGAGAAGTCTCCTCTATCCCTGCCGTTCTTTGCCCACTGAATAACCCCGTGGATACCTAGTGCGCTGAAGCGCTTGGGGCGGAACATAGGCTTACCTATCTCTACCTCTAAGTCGTTAACCCTTTCTATTTCCCCAGCCGTTAGTCTCAGGAAGTCCTGACGATTAGCGTTCACGCAAGGGTTGCACTCTAAAGATCTGTGGGGTAGCGGTTCAAACCCAGCACGATTGATTAGCTCATTCCTTTGAGCGTCTGTGTGTAGATAGAGCGGATGCCAGAGCGTTCTACCGCCGTGATACTCGGAGTCGTAGATGTACTCAGGCGTATCTTTTCTAGCCTCACTCTCCACCCTGCGCTTGCCCACCATGACAACGGCCTCGTAGTCTTTGTCTTCCTCGTCTATCCACTGAAGGAATGGAACACCCTTTAGGTGTGCGGTGCAGAACTGTTGGGCGTTTCCGGGAAAGCCCTTCTTCATCCTGACTAAATCTTCCATGCCTATGCTCTTAACAATATGGGTCTTGATCCCATGTTTCTCGGCATAGCCGTGTATCTTTTCCACCCGTTGCATCCAGCCCGGAGCAGACCATCCCGTGTCGCAGAACACTACATGGAGGTCGGGGATCTCTTTCTCTATACAGAACTGGATCATTGCCAAGCTGTCGTTCCCTGCGGAACTACTGATTACGTTCATTGACTAGCCTCTCTATGGTTACGTTCAAAGCGTCTAGCTCATTCATCTTCTTAATCTTCCACATCCGCCTTTGGCCGTGCCACCCCATTGTCGATCCCTGATGGCAGTCTTTACACAAAGCCACTACGCAATACTGTAGTGCTTGCTCTATGTGGTGTGCATCTGATGGAGCTGGCGCATCGCAAACAGAACAAGGTAGGCTCTTAACCTTACCTATATGTTCCCTTTGCTTGGCCGTTAGATTGTTGTTCAAGAGACAACCTTCTGATCTTCTAGTCCTGCCTCGTATCCTGCCTTGTACCAAAAGTCCTTGTCTTTCTCTAGGCGTTTTATCTCTTTGGCGGCAAACTCAAGCATGGCTTTAGCGGCTCTATCCTGAGTCTTGAACTGCTCTAGGTACGTTATTATTTTGTTGTCTATGTCGTTCATGTTGTTTCCTTTAATTGTTGTAAGTGTCTGGCATCAAATACAAAGCTTTCTTTGGCATTGCCTTGGGTGTCGTTAACTCTGCGTTTATATCCAATCTTCTGAGTGTCAGATGCCAAGATTGCGTTCTTGATATCTTTTAAAAACCCCGCCACCACTAGCTCCATCGGCTCTACCCTGTAAAGGTTTCCCTTGATATCCATCTGGTTTTTGGGTTCTTCCCACCTAATATCAAAAACAACAATGATGTTTGGATATAGCTCTGCGTAACGCTTTCCGTCTTTGACATTAAACGTAACAGCATATTGAGGATCTATCCCGTACATCTCATTAGCCATGAACAGAGGGGTTCTAACAGTCTTGAGGTCAGACGGGAAGTGAGCAACAAAATCGTTTGCATATTTGTTGTTCACCTTGTCTGGGTTTATCCACAAGGTTATCCCTGCAAAGTTTCGTTGTAACAGAAAGTTTGTTTCTTTCTCTTCCCCAAACTCTTCGCACCACGCCAGCTTGTCTTCCGTGTTCATCTCTTGGATCTCTCGGCCATCATTGCCTCCGCCCTGTCAAATGCAAACTTACTAGCGGCCTCATGGTTAGTTTGTTGAATTGCCATAAGAGCAAATGCCGCATACCAGTCAAGCATGGTTATGTCTTGGATGGATATGGGTTCTTCTTTCTCTACTAGGGCTTCAATACCCTCAAGTTTTTTGCGTACCATTTGCTTTTCCTTTGACTGATTGGACAACAATCATCTCTCGCAGGAGTCCAGTTAATGATTCGGCAATAGATTCGCCGCCAATAGCAACGCTAGTAGCTTTGCTGTCATCTCTAATGACGTTGATCGCATCACGAATAGCCTTGTTATATCCTGCATTAAAGGCATCATCACCCTCAATGATCATGGTGATGGCATCTCGCACAATGCCAGAAGCTTTACGCTCACCAGCCGCCGCTTTAAGTTTGTTGTAGATATCTTCTCGTAAATGAACCGAGTAAGGTATCAACCTCTTTGTAGTTTCCATGCTTTAAATTCCTCGTTAATATTTAGTAAATGCTGTGCCGCCTCTGGATTGGTTTTAAGTTCTGCGCGGGATTCAATACCTAGCGTTTCTTTCATCCACATACCAGCCGCACTGTCTGTCTTCTCTTGGATAGATCCATGATGTGCCAAGAACTCATGGAAGTTTGGGTTCTTGCAAAGTAGTACGGCTAGTTGGGTAATGTCCCGTGTATGCTCATGCTCACGATTCATTGGCCGTTCATCGCCGTTTAGTCGAACCATCACAACCTGATATCTAGAACCTACAAAGTCCCGAAGGATCTCGTTTGGTATATCGTCAGGATGGATAGACAGGGTAAGTACATACCCCGTCTTGTCCTGCTTGATGGCTACCTTAACCCCCTCAAACTGTGATGTTTTCATATCAGAAGGGAATATCTTTATCTTCGATCATGTCGTTGGCCGCAGGTTTAGCTGGCGGTGCGTACTGAGTCTGAGGTTTAAAGTCAGACTTGTAGTTGTTCCAACTAAGGCGCAACCACTCTCCGAACTGACCCGTCATGTTCCACGCACTCAGCTTGATCAAGACCTCATCTCCGTCTTGTTCTTCCATTAGGGCTTTCAATGTGGATCTATCCATCATTAATTGGCCTGTCATGTCAGGTTGCTTTGGGTTTTGTTTGTACCCGTTCTTGGAAAGTTTTCCACTGTTTGGATATTGGCTCATGTTGTACCTTTCTTAAAAGCCTCTCTTGCGGATTTGAAACTAGCCATCAAACCGGCAAAGTCATCTGGCGCTTCTTTCTCCAACTTGTCGAAAATGTTTTTGTTAAACTTGAAGATATCTAAAACATCCCGCTCAGTCTGTGCCTGAGATAACGCTAGGCGGAATGCCTCGGTCACTAGGTCTAGCCAAGTGTTCATGTTTACATTAGGATCTGCCTCTACCTTTATATACCAAGGCCCCTCTTTACCTTCTATCCTTGCGGGCGGTTTCTTCGGTGCAATCTTGATTGGCTCTGGTTTGACTTCTTGCTGTTCTGAATCCACCTGATCAGTCTCCACGATCTCCATGGCCATCAACCAGAGGTACCTCCGAAGATAAGAATGTGTGCTACCCAATAGCTGGATTGGCTGACCTTTGTTTGATTCAGCGTAGACAATAGGGGTAGAGAACTGTATAGAAGCTGAGTCCTCTGTGTCGTAGATCGTGAGCGTAGCTGTCTCACCAAATGTAAATACTCCGCACAGTCCTACGTTGTTGAAGATCTTATTAATCGTGGGGATGAAGTCACCCAGTTCGTAATACTTCCAACCACCAAATGAATTGTGGCCTGACTTCTTTACATTGGCTTGAGATAGTTCATATCTCGCTGTCTGTAACTTCTTGAATACTGTCATACTTTCCTTCCGGGTTTTGCTTTAGGTGTGCCGTCTTTCTTTAAACCAAACGGCGCTTTCTTTGATGGCTTTTTGTTTGCTACTACTGCTTTTAATTCTTCTTCAAAGTCTTCTTCGTTGATGCTGGATAGATCCACCCACCCTGACATAGACTCTTCCTCGCAAGCCTCAAGCTTTGCCATGAAATATCTATGTTTTACTATTAAAGCCTCACGAATTAACTCTAGTTCTAGTTTTGATACGTCAATATGGATTGGGATTGGTGCGTTCATGGTTTTTCCTTTAGGTAGGTTTGATATTGATTGCAGAATTGGCTGACCTGACAGTAGTTTGCACAGCGTGTCCTCTCGCCTTCTCTGACTTCTATAAAGTAACCCTTTGCTGGTAGGGCAACTTCCGCATCAGCCATTGTTTGATGAACTGATTTGGCTCTAACTCCGCCGTCTTTCTTAACGGCGTAGGTTGTGGTCTTCTCCCACATTTCCTCTGGCGTACAGTCTGGTAGGTTTCCATCTGTATCCATCTCAAAGTAAGCCTCGGAGTGAAGCCCTACTCTCTTCTTAATAAACTCATCTTGTTTCTCATAGTCCCATAGCGGGATATCTATTACCACCACGGGAGATTGAGGATAGGTTTCTTTGTTCTGTGCCTCACGCGCAGACCAGTCTCTTACTATGGCCACAATCTGAACGGCCTTGACTGGTTTCTTCTTGACTGTTTGAACTAGCCAAGCGTATATGTTTAGCTGATCGTGCCAGTCTTGTTTCTCATTAGATACAGCCCAAGCACTTGTTACCTTGTAGTCTTTGATAACTATGCCGTCTTCTTCAACTTCTTGAAGATCAATAGCGCCTGAGAGAGTCCATCCGTCCACCGAGGTGAAGAGTCTTTCCTCAACAATATGGTTCTCACCCTTGCCATGCTCCAAGATGTTATGAACGGCAGAGCCAAACAGTGACCACACCATCTCAGATGCATCCTGTTCTATGCTGTCCCAATGCTTTCTCTTTAGCTGAACTATCCGAGGACTATTCAGCATCTCAGTAGCAGAGATGTTTGACTTACCCTTAGAGTAGGTGGGACGATTGATGACATTGACAAACGTCTGGGGGAGATTAAATTTATTGGTTAGTTTCATTAAATTCTTCCAATGTTGCCTTGGTAATCTTTGTATGCCGCCTCACAACCTTCTAGAAATGTTTCTTGCGACATTTCTTCTATGACCGCACACATTGCAGATCCAGTCATAAATGTTGCAAATACAACGGGTGTGCTGTTTCCATCGAGAATCATTTCTTGCATAAACTCTTTAGCCAAGTCATGCGCCCTTTCAGTTACTTCAAAAGCTTTTTTTGAATCCATTTCATGATACTCCTGTCTGTTGATTGAGATGCTATTGTAACTGGTTAATTGCCTGTTGTCAACAAGTATGTTATAACTGATACAAATATTTCGATGGAAACGTTACCATGCGTAGAGCAAACAGAATAGATGCAAACCAAGAAGATATCGTCCATGCTCTCAGGGCGTGTGGTGCTTACGTCAGGGTAGTTAGTCAGGGTGAGGGCATTCCTGATCTACTAGTTGGCTATAGGGGTTTTACCTTACTGTTAGAAGTTAAGGATGGCAAAAAGTCTCCGTCAGCTAGAACGCTTACGCCAGCAGAGGAGAAGTTCTTTAAGGAGTGGACGGGCGGGTTGATTGCCGTAGTCAATTCTGTGGATGAAGCCCTTGATATTTTGAAAAAATGTGTATGATTAACTGGCGGTTGCAGTTGCCGCTTTTCATGATGATTCCTTTATGGATTGTGGGGGTCTACGGATCCCCACCTTTTTTCAACACGCATGGAGATTGCGATGCTGTAGGCCACAGCGACCGCTTTAAGTAGAGAGAGTAGTCTCCAGCCGTGTTGGTAATGCGTAGTACGGGTTAGCGCCGTATGTACAAATGTGTTGTGCAAATACTAAAGACGAAAACACTGCTTTATGTGAGCGCATTACCAACTTCAAATATTTGTGTATAATCCACAGCATCAACGGATTGGTAACCCGTTGTAGTTCTAGGAAGCGCACCCCGAACCCTTATTGAAGGAGCGGGCTTCGTCAAAGCTACATGATTCTGTCCTAGCAGACTTGTATGCGGCAACCAAGCCTAAAGCTCGTATCTTTCAATAAGGGTTTTTTGCTTTCTGCCGTTACCTTGTTCCAAGTATCTATCGGGTTACTGGGTGGCATGAGGGAAGCGTAGGAAGCCGTAAGGTGTAGTCCGCAGTCCATCACCCTACAACGTTCTGACTTGGGATGAGAGCGCAAAGAAGATACAAGGCGCAATCGGGGGAGTTCCTGTGTTGTCCGTGGTTCAGTCTGCGGGTGGCGATACAGGGCTGGGTAGCCGAGTTAGACATTGCCAAGCGATGGAAAGTACCCAGAGATAACACAAGCTGGATTGATGTTGTCCCATACGGAAACGAATACGTGGCTCCGGGAATGTGGAAATTCGCCGAAGGGAGACAACCTCTCCCATAGGCAGAGTTTTGCCAGCCGATCCTCACCGTCCACCAAGAATGTGAAATGAAAGCAAATATCGCTAGGCTAAAGCGCAAAGCAAATAAGATATCCCTCTCAGTCAAGTTAGGCGGTATGTCTGCTAATGAGGTGGCTTCTTACATAAGACTAAGCAGTGATGGTTTTTTGTTTAGTGCAGAGTGGAAAGCGTTACGTCTACTGGCTATTGAAAAATATGGGTTGACTTGTTTGTGTTGTGGCAGGGACAACTCTCCTCGGTATCCAACCAACATAGACCACATCAAACCAAGAAAATATTTTCCAGAACTGGCTCTTGATATAAATAACTTGCAACCTCTTTGCGGCCCATGCAACAAAAGGAAAGGAAACAAAAGCATAAGTTACAGGTTAAATACTTAGGCCATATTGTCTTTTTATTTCTGATGGAATATATCTGGTAGGTGTTTTCCCTACGTCACTGGTAATAGTGGTAATTATGTGTATAATTGTGCATAAAGGTGCAAAGTAATGGAAGAATATCTAAAAAAGCGTGTAAAGTATTGGAAGACTAAGTATGCCTCTGACGGGGATATCAAGAGCCTAGTTCGTATGCGTGAGTGCATGATTATTTTAAAGGAGGCAAAGAAGAGTGACATGGGTACTGGCAGTTTTATTGGGCGCTCCAGTTCTACTGGTAACGATATACGGAGTGATCAGTTTCTTTCGAAAGGACAGAGATGGATGAATACGATATAGAAGAGCTGAAGGCTCAAGACAGATTTGAAAAACATATGCGGGCTAGGTTGATGGCCAATCCTGACTGCCGTGATCCAGACCATATCGGCTGTGAGAAGTGTGAGGATGAAGATGAGTAAGTATCAAGCGCAAACATTTAGCCCTGTTGCTCAAGGGCAGACCGCATTAAAAACAAAGAAACAAACTGACCGATGGATGCATAGCCAAGGAAAGTTATGTTGGAAATGCCAGAAGGAATCAATACCCGAAAAGGGGTGTGAATTATCGTTTCAGACTGGCATACACAGGTATGTATGCAAGGGATGTATAGACGCAAGAAAGGCGAAGCATGACGGACATGGAACTACTGAGGTTAGCTGACAAGTACGGGGTAACAGCCGTCACAAAGTTTGAGTGGAACTTTGATAAGCAAAGGTTTGATAACGTAGACGATATGTTGGATGGCGATGCGGCAGGTCTGCTCTTGTTCGCCAAGGCTTTATTAAAACTTAAAAAGGAAAAGAAACATGAGTGATATACCAGCATTTCCAAGACCATATAGCGGCACATCACAGTTTGCACAAGAAGGCATGACACTGCGTGATTACTTTGCGGCGCGGGTCTTACCGATGGCTATAAAAGAAATGAACGATGCAGAGTCTTATGGTGCAGATGATGCGGCCAATCTTGCGTATCAATACGCAGACTCCATGATGAGAGCGAGGGAGGCATGACAGCAGAAGATGAGGAGTTCAACCGGATTGAGATGGAGTCTCGCATAAAGCAAG